ATCAGCATAGTTGCCTTTCATTATCTCTATTGCTCTCTTCTTAGCGTCTGTATGTACGGCATCTACTAACTCATAGAACACCTCATTCTTATAGTTATAGCCACCCGCTTCGTCACCCACAAGTCCTAGTACTCCATCTTTAGAAAACATACCTTTATCAACTTTTCTGTTTTGTGATTTGTATGCTTCTAGACTACTTTGGAACTGTTTACTATTTATAACACGTTCTAGCTCTGATCTAAACTGTTTATCAGTAGCAAGTATTCTTTGTACCTCAGATTGCTCTGGGCCAGTGAGTTCTACACCATCTATTTGTGTAAGGTTTGCGTTGACGTTGTATCTAATATCTACTAAAGCATCAGTAACAGGATCTTCTTTTTCAAAATCTATACCTATAGGAGAAATCATACTAAATAATCTTAGTAAGACATTATCTGGTCTGTTTCTTAGTTTTTTAGCCTCACGCTCTTCATTATATATGTCATATCTTTGTGGTAACATTGGTCTAATCATAGAGGCTCTATATGCTATTTTTTCATTAGCTGATACTAATTCTTTCATACTACCATCTATAAGTTCAGCAAAATCAGCAAAACTACCACTATATGGCATAAAACTACCACCTACGTTAGCAAGACTGCCTGTAACAAGACTTTCTGGTTTTTCTGCAGAAAATACGTTAGCAAAATCAGTTAATCCAGATAAAGGGCCATTGTCCACTAGCAAACTACCAGCAACAAAAGATATTCTTGTAAGGTTTTCACTAACTAAAGATTCTCCTAAAATATCTGCATCTCCAACTAGATTAGCTACAGTTCTAGCAATGTTTGACCATATCTCAGCACCTCTATAATCTATATAAGCACGTTGATTGCTAAATGGCACACCAAATGAAAATGATGTTGGTTTTATACCTGCTTGTGTCCACATTTCTCTTTCTCCAGGCTCTCTAGGTAGATCACCTGTTATCTTACCTTGCATAGCTAGAAGGGTAAATAAGGCTGTTAGACCCATACCAAATTGTACCTTACCTTCAATCTCTGCTATAGCTCCAGGTAGTGTTCTTTCAGTTATACCTAGCTTTTCAAGTTCTACCATATCACCACGTAACATAGCATGATACTGTTTATTTAATAAAAGTGCAGCAGGTGTGTGGTCAAATGTAATCTTAAGACCGTTAACTGCAGGTGTTACAAATTTAAAAAATAGTGAAGATCCTGGAAGTGCAGCTAGTAAGTTAGTAAACTGTTTAGCAACACCGTCTAAGTTACTTGTAAGTGTAGCTTTGTCACCACCTAATTTAGCAAGTCTGTCTGTAACAACCTTAACTTTCATAGTAGTACCATTATCTAGTTCTACATCTTTTATTCTAAATATTTTCTTTTCAAATAACTCTTCAAACTTTGGCTGAAACTTTTTAAAATCTGCTATATCTACACCCATATCCATAGCTTCATTAAATGCTTCTTCAGCTAATCTCTGCATACCAATATTATATCTTGCTGCAGCATCACCAGCACCCATAGCAATAGTTGAGTGTCTTGCTACTGGTGTTGTGTTAAAGTTATGTAAAAGATTAGCAAAGCTATAACCTAGTTCGGTCATTTTATCGTTAGCATACTTATCTTTAAAATATTTAAGACCTTTCCAGTTAGCACTACGCCTTTCTATTGCGTACTTACCAACATAATCCATGTCTTTACCTTTTAATCCTAGCTTGTAGTTTCTAACAAATACACTTAAAGTATCACTAAGATTTTTTGTAGCTGCATCTAATTGAAATAAAGCTGATGCTGTTTGTCTTTTGAGCTGTTCTGGGTTTTGAAAGCCTGATTTTTTCATAAATTTAGATGGGCTTACTGGACTAATAAACGCCACCGCTTTCATTACTTGTGGATATACAGCTAAAAATCCAGTGTTAGCAACTGCCTTTACAGGTGTTTTAATTCTACCCAACAGACCATTAAATGATATACCATATAGCTCTTGTATCATTTTAGATGGTACAGTTTTAAATCTTTGACCTTTTTTACCAGTGTAACCCATAAAACTACCACCAAAAACTCTTGATTTTAGGTAGGTTGCTATATCTTCTATAGCTAATACGTCACCATCTGACAAGTGAAATATAGTTATAAGATCCTCAACAGGTTGCATATCACCTGTTTTGTACCCTTGTTTTACTAAACCAATCAAATTTTCATGTAACTTATCAGCATCCGCTGCAGCCTCAGCTATAGCAGATCCACGTTTACGAGCTTGTAGTTTATCAAGTAACTTAACATTACCTTGTTGTAGTTGACCATCAATACCCCAAGCATATGTATATTCTTTAGTTTTAACTGTAACTACTTTCATAAGATCAGCTAACTTTTCAAAGTTTTTCATTACTGTTAGCTTGTTCTTAATTTCTAATGAACCTGTAGCTAGGTTAGACATGGTTTGTGCTAACGATTTAAGAATAATCATGTTAGCATCTTTTTGTATTGGGCCTATGGTATCAATATATCTAGCCTTACCATTTTTATCTAAACCATAAGAGTAACGTCTGTACTCTTTTGTACCTAATTTAGTACCTTTACTAATACTTTTTTTGTAAGTATTAAGTAAACTTGTACTATCACCTTTTGTAAAATCACCTATTCTTTGTAGTATGGGTTCAGCTCTTTTTACAGCTTGTATTGCTAAATCTTCATAATCTGCTGGACTATATTTCTTTGACATCTGTTTAGTAATATCATCTATAACTTCTGTAAAAATTTCTTCCAGATTTTTGTCACCACCCGAAACTCTTTTAATAACATCTTTAGTAATTTTTTCAGCATTATGTATAGGGCCACTAACTTCTTTTAAAATGTCAGCTTCATCAAATAATGTGGATTGTATATCTGGAGATTTTTTTGCTTGATCTATAACATTTTCTACTGCATTAACTTCTTTGACATAACTTACTTTTTCGTAATCATCAAATTGGTCTGGGTTAACAGTAGGGTCTGGTTGTCTACCAGCATTTTCAGAATCTAAATTAGTACTAGAATATCTGTCATCATTCCATACATCACCCTTAGCTGATCCGTTGGTTTGAGCTTTTTGTTGTAACTCTTGTATAGTGCTATTTGCTTCGACTCTTTGATCTATATTAGATGTTTCTACATCATTTAAAGCATTGTCATAATTTTTTAAATCTTCTTCATCTAAATGTCTACGTATATACTTATCAAAAGGGTCTGCGGGGTCAATACCAACACCTTGGTTAAGTTTGACCTCTGCTAATTTATTTGCACCTCTTTCGGCATTTAAAACCTCTTCAAGCATGGCACTTTTAAATTCTTTAGTACCAGCATCATTACCAAGTTTTATAGCATCTTGCACTGACTTACCTTTCTTAATAGCTTCTCTAGCTGTGGTACGTGCAGTTTTAAAACCACCACGAATTAAACCACTAAAAAAATAACCTATATGATTAAGTCCAGCTCCTGCTGTTACAGTCTTTAGTCTAGCTTCCCATGCAGTGTCATCTTCATCTATAGCTAACCTTTCCATAATTCCAGGTAGCAACCAAGGTGTAAAATCTTGTGCTAAGTTAGCAATATTAGCATATTCTGATGATTCTGATATAAGTTCTGCAAACGCACCCTCAGCAGATATTTTACCGCCAGCTGCTAAAAACTGTAGTGGTTTGTTACCTGCTATAAAAGCTCCAGCTGATCTTACTAGCGGGGCTTTTGTAAGACCTGTCTTAGCTACACCAAGACCTCCAACACCACCTGTCCATCTAGTTAGTAAACCAAACTCTACTAAACCTCTAGCAAGTTTACCAATGTTTGTAGTGTTTTCTGGTTCATAAATATCTGGTATTTCAAAGTAACTCCCACCTTGATACTCCTCACTAAAAGGATTTGTTTCTGGATCTACAGCCTTACCTAATACTGTGTTAAGACCTGTATCCATAGTATCTTTTGATAGTTTTAAAAAGCTACCTACACTTTCTACAGCATCTATACCACCGCCTACGGTAGATCTAACACCTTCAGCTACAGGGTTGGTAGACGCATTAAGAACTTGTTGAGATTCATCTAATTTTTGTCTACCTTCATCTGCAATAACTTGACGATCTTCTTTTATTTCTTCTAAAGATCTTTGATCTCCTTGAAATGTATTGTCAATAAAGTCTCTAACTTGAGCACCTGCAGCTTCTATACCTTCGTTAAGTTGATTGAGAATACCTCCACCCTCTTGACTTTGTTTTAGAGCTTCTAGTTGAGGGCTACCTACATCCGATAAATTAGGTAGCTCTAACTCTTCATCTTCAACTATGTCACCTTCGCCACCCATAGGCATCGAATTTTCTAGTTTTTCATCCATTAATCTAAGATTCCTTGTGTTCTAAGTTTGTGTATATACTTATTAGAAAAAGATCGTATTGTAGGAAGGTTGTACAAATCCATATTACCTCTTAATATATATGCTACATGGTATCTAGTAGCCATATACGTATCTCCATTTGATTTACGCATAGCTGCGTTCCAAGATACTTTATTAAGATAGTCCCATACATCTTTTTGTACTAACTCATCATTTTTATAACGATTTATTGCCTTAGCAATATTTAGATTACGTACTGGATTTTCTTCTCCTTTGTCACCTGCTAGACGTGCTAACATTCTTTTTGTGATTGGATATTTACCAATAGTAGGTTCAATTCTTTTTCCAATAGTTAACTTGCTTAAATCCTCTGTAGGATCTATTTGTTTACCATCTACAATTTTTTCAAAATGTAAGTGCTCATCTGAACTTACACCTGTGTTACCTATTTCACCTATAATTTCTCCGTTATATGGAGCACCTACTTTAAGTGCAGGGTTATAGTTTCTTAAATGTGCAAATCTATAAACAACTCCATCTTTATCTTGTATATCAATATGAACACCATATTTAGGGTGGCTTGCATTAGCAACAACTACACCCTCTTGCATATTAAATGCAGTATGAAAACCTGTAGTTCCAGTCGTACCTACATCTACTCCTGTATGTACTACACTTGCACCCTCTAACGTACCATCCTCTCCTGGTTTTCTAACAGCACCAAACTCACCTTTTTTAGATATACCTACTAGAGCATGACCTACATGTTTTTTACCATCTACCAGTGCTAACTCACCCGCATCAAGTTCTAAACCTTTAGCTGTAACTTCATTTCTAATTACAGACTCAAAATTCATACCTTTCCATGCGTTGGTAAGACTCTTATGATTAAGACCATAGAAATCATTAAATGTACGATCTATAGCTTTAATACTTGTATTACCTTTAGACTGTAAATCTGACAGTACGTTAGCACCTTCCGAGTTGTGTAGTAAATCTTTTAGTGCTTCATAGTTTATAGGTGCTTCATAACCAAAGTCAAGACCAAATGCTTTAGACTGATACTTAGAAAAGTCATACTCTGGTACTTTCATTACCTGTGCTACACGAGCTACATTTGGATCTGTTAACATACCACCATCATCTAACTCTACCTTTTCTGTTATTTGATCTTCTACAGTTAAGTCGTTTCCCTTAATTTCTGCTATCATCTCTTTGACGTTTACAGGTTTTAGATATGTTGGTAAACCTCTATCCTTTATTGCATTTTGGAAACCACCCTCTATACCAGTTCCATTGGTATTAACATAATAAATGCTAGTTTCATCTCTAATACCTTCATTTATTAAACCTCTCATCTGACGATCAGCTTCACGTAAGGCTTGACCAAAGGTTAAAGATTGACCTTCATTTTTAGCAGCAGCTTGTATTTTGTAAGCATTATTCTTTATCTCAGACATAAATCTAGTATATGCTTGACCAAATGTACCAGAAGAGTCGTCTACATTACCATATACATCTATTGTGTATGCTTTAGATTTACCAACTAAAAACTTTTCAAATGATCTAGCTTGATCTTCTACATCTTTCTTTTCAGACTCTGGATATAGTTGATCTAATACCTGTACATCTGGTTGTTGTTCTAAATATGCCTTAACTACATCTGAGTCTAGTGTTGGATCTAATATATCTTCAGCAGTTAACGCACCTTGATCTTCTATTTTACCTTTTAAAACACCTACTGTGTCATAAGCATCTACTGGATCTATAAATAATCTACTTACATTGTCAATAGCAGCTTTTGACGCTAGAGGGTTATTCTTAAGTAACTCACCAGCAAAAGATAGTTTATCACTTTCTGTTGCTCTTTCTTCTTTAGGTAGATCTCTTTGTTCTTGTATATAATTAGTTACACTTGTTTCTACATTAGCTGTTTGAAAACTTTTACTACGTTTATAGTTTTCTGATACAGCATACTGTTTTAGCATTGTAATTGATGTAGTGCTAAATCTATTTGGGTGTAAGTCTGCTAGACTCTTAAATCCTGCAGGTGTGTCACCTTTTATAGACAAAGCATAATTCAATCTTTTATGTAATAAGTCTGGATTATTAGAACGAGCAAAAGCATCTTTAATAAGATCTTCTATTTGTGTTATAGCTTGATTACCAATAGATGAGTCCTTTGTTGCTTTGAGATGTGGTCTAACTAAACTAACGTAACTGTTTAGCATTTCAGATAACTCTGGTGCTCCTGGAACATTATCTAAGGAGTTGGTGAGTAGTAGCTTTGTACCTTCAACTTGACTAGCAGCAAACTCATTATCAAGAGCTGTAAAGCGTTCTTTTAAATTAGTTTTTAATACCTTTCTAGCTGGTTTTACAAGTAACTTATCAACACTTACATCACTTAAATTACTTCTATTTTCATCTCGCCATTGACCTAATATATAGTTACCAGCTACAGCTAGTTGATTTTTAGTTAGGTTAGGATCATTTATTGCAAACTGTACACCATTGTTATCAACTAATTCTGTACTATTTGTTCGTAACTCATTATCAAAATGAGCACTAAATCCTTCTACCTTAAGTGCTTTATCTCTAACCTCATAGCCATAATTAAATGCACCAGAAAATATACCTCTTACCTTTCTAGCTTTTTCCTTACCAAATGGGTCATTACTATTTTCTAATTTAGTAGCTAAATCATTACCTGTTTTAGTAATACTAAGTTGTTGATCTCCAGCAGCTTTAACTGCATCAAAACCAGTAAGTTCAACTTCCTCTTCATCTGGAGGTGGATCTACTTCTAACTCTTCTTCCATCCTAGCTGCAGCTCCAGCAGCACGATTATAGTCCATAGCATCTTTAGCTAAACTAGGTACGGTGTTTGTAAGTAAGTCTCGTAAAGTATTACTAAAATTACTAGCTAATTGTGCTTCGTAATTAGATACTCTAATAATGTTATTTGTTTGACGTTGTTCTTCTTGTGCTTGTTCGTTTGCATTTTTAACTCTTTCAGCAACCTGTTCTTTTTGAGATGCTTCAAGTAGTTTTGCTTCTTGTAATTTTTTCTTAGTGATGTCAGCAATTTTTCGTTGGGTAAATCCAACTTGCCACTCACCTTGTCTACGAAATCCTTTTGCCATTATGATTTAGTACTCCACCAAGGTAAATCTGGATTAGAATGCCCAATCCCAGATCCAGTTTTTACTCCTGCACTAAAGCCTGTCATAATCGACCCTAACATGCCTGGTTTTTCAGGTGCTGCCATCTTGACTGGTCTTACAGTCTTAAAGGAAGCCTCTGGAGTCATAGGTGCAGCTATGACGTTATTAAATGCTTGGGAATCTGCAGCATACTGACTAAGAAGTGTGTTGTATTCTTGTAAGCCAAATGACTGCCTTGCATTAAATAAACTTGCATTTACTGCAGCCTGTGACTGACCTAATTGACGTTCTACATCAGTAAGGGTTAGCATAGTAGATTGTCCTGCTGACATACCACTTGCTAATATTGTACCTTGTGCTCGTATAGACTCTGCTAATTTTTCTTGCCCTTCAAATTGAGCCTCTGCAACTTTTTCTTGTAGTTTTAATTGGTTTGCTGTTGAAGCTCTTGCTTGTTCTAATTGGTTAATATCTTTCTGCCTGTGCATCGCTGTTACTGATGCAGCTTGGGCTTCTAATTGTGCTTTAAATAAATCAGCTTTTCGTTGATCTTTGAAGGCAGATATTTGTATTTTGTTAAGATAGTCCTGCCTTGCCATGTAGTTTGATCTATCTACCGCTGCTTTCTGTGCTCGGTATTGTGCCATCTTTGCTTGGCGATCTGCTATCGCAGAGCCGACACCACTTATACCAGCGAAAGCTAATGCTGGGGTACACATAATTTATAAAATTCTATTAATGGTACATTGTTGTATACTGTGTAATTTAAAAAGTTAAACTTTAGCAGTTTGAGCAATTTAATGTGTTGCTCATTACGCATGTCTGCATAATTGTGTAAATAAGGATTAGATAGGCTGGCTATCCAGCGTTTAGCCTCTTTTACAAATGTATGTGGATACTCTGTACTAGCATCAGTACATAACATCCATATTGCATGTGAAGAGGTTACTCCTGCCACTCCAGCAGTCTTGCCGTTGGGAACCTTAAAAAACACAGAATGTGTAGAATTGAGATGTGCTTGCACTACCGCTGCGGGTGCATGCAATCCTGTTGTTTGTTCTGCCTCACGTTTATCTTCAAAACGTAAGTTCAGCCCTACCTCCAAAGCTAACTCTGGAGTGCAAGGCTGAATATACTTACCTACGTACATGTCGTCTTGGGTTATAAATGCCGTCCCAGCTTGCTGAGATTAAGGCGGTGGAAAAAGGGGTGTTAAAAAATATTTGTAAAATATATTTATCATTCTTACGTTGTATTGGTAATCGTAAAGAACTCGTTAATTGTGTAGGGTGTGTATTAAGTTGACTAGAATCAGATGTCATGCCATTTCCAAGTTGGTTATAATCATCTATATCTTTAACAATATTACCATTAGCATCAACATATTCATATGGTGATTTTACCGAAAACTGTACAAGACCACCGTAACCTAATTCAAAATTTATACCAGATATACGTAAATCACCATTTAAATCATAAGAGTTTTCACCTAAATTCATATAGTATGTAGGTAATTCAATCATACTTGCATAACCATAACCTACAGCAATTTTAGAGTTTGTGCTAGATAAAACTACGTCATTAAAAATAGCATTAGTACCCGATACAGAATCAGCTGTTTTTACCATACCAGCAATAGATTCACCGAAAGCATCAGTACCAGATAAACCAACCATGTAAAAATTAGTTGGGCTATTAGTACTACTAATTGTGTATGGTACATTTATTGAGGTTTGGTCTGGATTTTCAGTACCGAATATACTATTTGGTAAAACCATAAAGTCTAAATGTGCCTCAAAAGACCTTGCAGTAGTAATTGCATCAGGAAGGCTTTGAGTAGTACCATCATCTATTGTATAACTACCATTAGCTGTTGTTTCAGTCATATACTCATATCTTGCTAGTCTATACGTACCTTCAAAATAAGTGACTGTAAAAAAACTACTAGCTGTATAAAACATATGTTGTAGTTGACCCTTTATTAACCAAGTATACCACGCAGATTGTTCTCTTTTATTATCAGCATTATAGTATTTATAATGATATAAATTATCAGTATCTTTTTTACCATACGTAGTAATACCCAATACTTTTGAATTAGTTGATTGAGTTATATCTTTTGGTAAGAACTCTGGTACTACTCTCGTCTGTTCTATAATTTGAGCAGGAGTATCATCATCTACTATAACAGCCTCAAATGCTCTAGAATGAGCAGCAACACTAGATGTAAATAGTACGGATGTACCAAGATCTAAGGGTTGTATATCTGCATCACATTCATAGCTTGCTATTTTTTTTAACCTAGCAGTTTTAGGACTAAATATATCAGATTCTGTAAATAATAAAAATTGAGCATTATCACTAAACATCATTATACCTTTATTTATAGGTAATGTGTGTCTTATAAATGCTGGTTTTACATCTGATACACTAATGTCTACTGGGTTATCATCACTAGCTGCTATAGCTGATACAATACCTAAATTAAAATACGACCCAGGTTGACTCATTAATATCTGTTCATCAGCCACTAAACCTAATCTATTTCTATGAAAAAATAAATTAGTTATTTGTTTACCAACTATTGATGGAAAAGGGTTTGATACATTATCACCTACTTGTCTATCTTTCCAGTAATTCTCATTACCTAGTATATTAGCGTTAGTTTCATTTAATCTAATAAAAGTAAATGAGCCGTTTCGGTTATTTACCAAAGCGTGTGGCATTGAGTTAGGATTTAAACGTAACTTTACTTGTTGATCTGTACCTGTACCATGAAAGTTATGAGGTCTTATAGTTTCTTCATAACTACCAGTTCCACTAATACCATTGTCAGCAACAAATTTTAGATAATAATTATCAGTTTCTACATCAGAATCATTTGATACTTCAACTACATATCCATGTTTATTCATAGCTGGTAGTCTACTAACATCTTGTGCTTTTGTAGATATAACACTCATGTTTTCGTTTACAGCACCACCAAGAAAGTTTACATTTTTTGCATTTGTACCATAAAGAAATAATCCACTACCTATAACTTCAGCAGTTACACCAGTCATATTTGCATTAACAGACGCAGCTAATCCATTTAAAATAGTTGACATAGATAAAATACCTTCGTCAGGATTCTTAGGAGTTTTAAAATAGCCTATGCTAGCTACATCTCGATATGTTGTCACAGGTTCTACAGACTCTACTGAAATACGATACTGTTGTTGATTAGGAGTACCTTTACCTGTAAATATAGATATATACTTATCTTCTGCAGCTGTCTGATTGGTTTCTCTAATTAAACCACCATTTGTAAGTGTAATTGTAGCAGTGTAACGGTTGTCATAATCTTGTGTATATCCTAAAAAAGTTGATGCATTTTGAGTACCAGAACCATCATATTGTGGATCGTTAGTAGCAATATAAGCAACACCATTTACTTGTAAACTACCCTCAAGATTTTCAGTAATATTATTTCCGTTAGAATCTAAAATATTACTAGCACCTAAATTATTACCTAAATGGTCAGTAAATAAATTTCCAGTAAGTATAACATTATCACCACCAGAAAATGAAAAAGGTGCAGATGCAGCAAATGATGTACCTGCTTCAGGGTTTCCCCATGTTGAACCAGCAAGATTTATTGCATTAGTACCTGTAGCTGGTGGCCCAAGAAAGTCTACTTTTAAAGAAGTAGCCCTATAGTATGTGTTAGGATTAGGTGGAGTTGTTGTACTTGAAGTACTATACAAAACATACTCAGTATTATAAGCAATCGTATCTAGCCTTACATATGAATAATCACCATTGTGTAGTGGTGCAGGTGCAGTAGTAGATTCTTCAACTACAGTTACGTTTTTATTAGCAATCAGTGTGTAGTCTTGTATTGTAGTTACAGAGTATTCAGTTTGATTTGCACTTATAATATTAAATAAGTAACTAAGATCACCTTGACTATTATAGTTTAAAGTCTGTGGAGTACCATTAATATCCCATATTTTTAAAGGGATTGCTTGATCGCCCGTAATTTGAAATATATATTTTTCATCATCATCTCTTACTATCTCAAACCATTTTCCATAATTATTTGCACCACTAAGGTTAGCTACAAATTCTGCAGGAGGACGTTTTTTAAGACCAAATGTTATATCTGGAACAGCATTATCACACGCCCTTAATTGTCCTGGAAATTTTATTTTATCTGGTTGTTGAGATACACCCCCAAGAAAGTTTGGGATACGTTGATTTACTGCTGCCATTACATTCTTCTTAATACTTTAAATGGTTTATACACGGTGTTAGCATCGTGTTGATACTGATAATCATTAAATATATTATGGTCTCCTTGTTTGCTTTCATATTCTAAAGCTGAAGCCCTCGCAAGTGCCTCATCTGATTCAAGTAATTGAGCAGATTGTGGATTATTTACCATACGATTAGAAGCCAGTTTAGTAGCTCTAACAGTAATATAATCTTTAAAAACTTGAGGTAGATCTTCAAAACTTAGCATCCATATAATATCAAAATATAATTTACTACAATTTTCAAAAGTGAAAGTATGTCCTTTTTTATCGTATACTTTCATAATTCCATTATCACTACGTCTGACTACATCAAAATCTTTACCGTGTTGAAAGATATTAAGGTCTATTTGTAAAACATTGTTTGGTATAATACATTGATTATTTGTATCAAGATTTATAGGGTACTCATTCTCTGTGTTGTATGACCAGCCCTCAGCTTGTATCTCACGGCAGACTTGCCTTAGAGTCTTTTGTGCTATAACCACTTCGGGGCTTTGAACCTCTAAAGTGTTAACTGGGGATTCTCCAACGCTCATCAGGATTGAGTTTACAGCATCTATTTCGGTAGACACTCCGTAAGTTATTGCTGACATAAAAAAAAGGGGGACACGAAGCCCCCATATAAAAAATAAAATTAACCGTTTGCAGGGTATGTTGTACCAAATGCACTTGGCTTTGTAGTTGTTCCTGCGAACAATTCTACACAAGCTGCAGGGTTAACAAAATCTGCTCCCATAGCTAGTCTTCCTAGGATGACATCGCCTTGATATACAACTGACACATCGCCAGATGTTACCTGTACCTGTGGTCCTATTGTTTCTACTACACCTGCAGCTTCTCTTTGGAAGATTAATCCACATGTGTTAGCGAAAGCAGTAGAAGCACCGTAGTTGTTACGAGTACCGTAGTTGTTACCTGTAACTGCTGTAGCTGTTTCAACTGATTCAGATACGAATGAACCTGTATTTCCAGGATCTATTGTATCAAGGTCAGTAGCAGCTGATGCACCAGAAGATGGAGCATACTTAGTACCATACTTAGAGAAGAATGGAACGTTCATTGATTTGTAGATTTTTATACCTGCAATCTCAATTACACCATTTCCACTTTGTAAAGATGTACCTTGTACGTCTCTGTTAATTAGTCCGTTGTTACTTGCACCTTGTATAAGAGCATAGTACTGACGTGGGTTTAGTACTGCGACTCTTCCGTCATCAGATACACCCTTTTCGTCTAGTGCTGCTGCTGCATCATAAAATGCTGTTACAAGATGACCGTCATTAAGAGCATCATCAGCATTTGAACCAGCACCAACTTGAACTTGTGTACCACCTGGTTCTACGAAACCACTGAGTGATACTGGGCTAGCCTGTCTAGCACCTTTTGCTATAGCTCTGAAGATAAGTCTATCATACTTTTGAGCAA